ATGAATCACTATAGGTATCATATCGCCACATTGCCTGACCGACAATGTAGTACATATATCGCGCACTTTCATCAGATGACAGCAAAGTAGCAGTGCTACTTGTTGCTGTGGGAGCGAAACGCATCCATTCAAATACGGGTTGATCAACTTGTGTCTTTAGTAGATTGGTTACTGCCATTGTGTATTCCTATTATGAGAATGTGAGTTTAGAACGAATTGCTTGAGCGTAGCAGGCTTGAGCGTCATTGGCTACACGCCATAATTGATGAACAGGACCTTCCATGATTAATCCCGTGGCTGAAGATGACAATGAATATGGATTAGCCGCAGCAATTGGAACAAGTTGACTTGCTGAGTTATTACTGACTGTTGCACTAACTGTTCCCGAAACAGGAATAGTGGTGTTAACTTCAGTTGGTGCTGCCAAATTGGTTCCGATTGCTTCTATTACGACTTTTTGGCGTAGACGGGAATCAACAACAGCATTGCTTTCTAGCAGTTTGTTCATGCGGCGAAGGAGATCGTGTAGTGACTCTTCACCTGCAAGGTCAAGGTAGATTTGCAGAACATCTGTGGCACTCATGGATGTGGTGTCGTAGTCTAGAGTCAGCACATTGTTGGCAAAACTTACTGCTCCTGTGGATGAACTAGCAAAATTGTAAATAATGGTGTTGGCGGTTACATTGGTGATAAGTAAAATATTAGCCAATGTGATCTGCTGAGACAGACCCGAAAAGGTGACTGTCTTTGCAGTTGGATTGAAGGCGTATGTTCCTGATGCGTCTTGTCCTAGTAGTTTCTTCATAGGTTCTCCTCCCTATTTATAGGGCTATTGCCATCGCAATCACAAACCCAAGGTCTGCAGCAGAACCAGTTGGCCCTGTGTTTCCTTGAGATCCCGTAGCACCCGTGTTGCCCTGAATGCCTTGAGGACCAGTTGCTCCTGTTGCTCCCACTGGTCCAGTGGCACCAACTCCGCTCGGAACCGCAGGTTGAATCCACTGCGATGAGTCTCCATCGTATACAAACACATACTCCGAACCGCTGTCAGAGTTCAACCATCTGTCTCCGTAGGTTGCCCCTACGGGAGCATTATTTTGATAGTAAAAATCGTTTCCTCCACCTCCACCACCCGTTCCGATGTAATTGATGGTGAATGTTGTGCCTGAAACTGAAACCGATATATCGGTTCCGCCTGTTATTCCCAAAAAACCTGTTAATCCGTTAACAGCAGACACATACGCAGAAGTAATCCCAATGAAATTTGAAGACACCGCAGAGAAATAATTTCTAACAGCACTAAGTGTAGGAATTTGAGTAGTGATGCCAGCGGCAATTCCTCCAGAAGCACCACAGACACCAGCACCAACCCACACTGGAGACACTCCAGAACCTTTACCAAGCCAAAGTGTATTGTTAGAATAATTAAAAGCAGGCTCACCAAGGGTTAATCCGGTGGAGGAAGTGGGGTTTGATGTGCCTTTTGATATGCTTATTTGTACTGACACCGAATATCCCTGTTATGGTATTTATTATAGCGGCATTTCATCGTCGTAAATACCACCATCAATACTTGAAAATACATTGTTAGCAGAAACCAGTTGAGTTACCCCAGTTGAAGTGTTTTGAACCACAAAGTTGGTGTTGCTTTGGGTGTATGTAGAAGAGGTTGACAAAACCTCTCCTACTTGAGCAGCCTTTGCTAAAATAGTTGAGTACGATACTATTTGCATTTGTCCTGTTTCATTGTCCTGAAACAAGAATTTATCAAGATTGGTAGGAGAAGCAATACTGAAAGGTGCACCCGCACCTGTTGCTCCGTAATGTATTGCAAACGAGATTCCACCACCCGATGTGGAGAGCGTGAGTCCTGCTCCTGCACGGAATGCTACTGCGCCTGTTAGTCCGTTTGCAGACGACACACCTTGAACTGCACCTGTGAGTCCGTTGAATGCAGACACATAATCGGTTATAGAAGTTCCACCACTAGAACCAGTGTAGTTTACTGTTAGTGTTTTTCCTGCGGATACCACAGAAATACTAGTTCCACCAACCACGGACACATCGCCCGTGATTCCGTTTACTGTTTCAACAAAATCAACGCCGAGATTGTCGTTGTAGGTTTCCCATGCAGCACCGTTCCACTTCCACGACTTGCCGCCGAGGGAGTAGACTTGATTCAGTACTGGTGTTGATGGGAAGTCGAGGGGCATTATACGATCTCAAACCAAGAGAAGTCGGCAGAAATTTTTGCACCATTGTTAATAGGAGTCATTGTGAGTACAATCACATCACTAACTCCTGTTTGTGTTCTTCCCAACTGAAAGTTGAAATCGTTGATATCAGACACGGAAAACGCTCCGCTGCTATTGATGTATCCGCCGATAATGTCTGTTCCGCCAGACACGGCTGTTGCAGTGGTGTTGTAGTCCACATTTCCGTTGTAGTGCGTAGTCCACGATCCACCTGTCAGGGTAGGATTCAACAGGATTCTGTACTGAACGGTGTCAGCCTTGTTGTTTGTGCTGTCTTGAACAACAGCACTAATGTTGGACGGAACAATCACACTGTCAAGTCTGTTGGAGTTCAGTTTCAAAGCAACAATCGGATACTGCGTTCCTGCGGTTGTAAGTCCCATCAGCGTGGCTCCGCTATGCGTCACATTGTATCTGCGGCTAAAGCCTTCGTATCCACCTTCACTGATGACGCTTGAACAGATTTGTGTGAGTGTGCTGCCTGCGGCTTGTGCGGTCGTATTTTCTATTTCGTATCGTATAGGCAGCACAGCCGTGGTCATGTATGTGGTGGGGTGGACATTATCGTTGTGGAAAGTATGGGCTACCACAGGCTTTCCGTCCACAAAGAATCCGCAACGCACATCGCCCACGCCCAACCACTCAATATCCGTCCAAAAGATGTTGCCTTTGGTGACATCAAGCGTTCGGCTTGACGCTCCAGTTCCGTTAAACTTGTCGCCGTTCCACTGTGATTGGTTCACGGTGGTTGTGGTTGCCAATGATGCGCTTGCCAAGCAAAAGGATAAAGTCAAGCCGTCTTGCTGTAGATACACTCCATTATACGGAGTACCCGCTGTGGCTCCACCTGTTATTCCAAAATATCCGATTCGCTGCCGTAACCCCTCCTTTGGGGTGTTCATGGCAAATGTGTTGAGTACAAGCAGCGACTTTCCCGGCTGATACGGAAATACACGCTTGGTTTCGGTTGTGAGTTTGCTGCCAACGGTTGTGCCCACAGACAGTTTCACCGCACTCTCGGTGATAACATAAGAGGCAGTTCCGCCTGTGACTCCAAAAATGTCCCACTTGTCGTTTCTTTGGTAGCGTTGTTGGCTGTCAAACAGCGTGAACGGATTGGCAACCTTTAAACGGTTGAAAGCGTCCACTGCATTGTCAACGAAACCAACCTTGTTGTTGAACAGGTAACTCATATAATTCTCCATCCGCCTCTATAAATGAAATGAACGCCTGCATTATTTAGGTTCAGAACCGCAGAGTCTTGATTGTCTATAGTCTCGCTTGAACCGCTTGCACCACGCACGGTAATGTACCGATTGGCTGCTCCTGCGTTTCCTGATTCGTCCTTTACCACCACTTCTCTGCCAATACTTGGGTCAGACGGCAGATACACCGTTGGGGTTCCCGCATAACTTACTCCAATATAGTAGTCCTGTGCGGTGGCTTCGTATGTTGCACCCGTCACCGCTGTGGTGGTATATGTGACAGCACCGAAGAACGGATTCACGGTGGGCTGCACCCACTGGTTGCTGTTTCCGTCATTCACATACACATACTCTTGTCCGTTGTCGGAATCCATCCACCGTGAACCAATCGTGACTCCCAGTGTTGGTGCGTCTTCCTGATAATAAAAGTTTGTCCCGCCACCGCCACCCGTTGCGCTTATGTTTACCGTGACCTTGCCGCCAACTTTGGTGTACGAAACCGATCCACCCGTAAAATCCAATGTACGAACATCAGGAGTAACCTTCACTCCGTTCACATACACAGCCACCTTGCCGCCACCACCTGTGGACGCAAGCCATCCCATATCTTGGGCGGAAACCTTTCCGCCACCCAGTATCTTCTTCAGGATTTTGTCTAATCGGGCTTCGTCAATACCAATGGACTTTTCTTGGGCATCGTAAACAAGCGGGAATTTGGCAGTCAGCAGTCCGCTGTCACCAACATCACCCTTGTCACCCTTCTCACCACGCTCACCCTTGTCGCCCTTGTCTCCCTTTAGTCCCTTCTCCCCCACTCTTCCCGCTTTACCTTCCGCACCGTCTTTGCCGTCTTTTCCGTCTTTGCCGTCTTGACCTCGTACTCCAGCCTCGCCTCTATCGCCTTTATCACCTTTCTCCCCTTGCTCACCACGAGGCCCAACTTCTCCACGATCTCCGCTAGAGCCTTTCTCACCTGTTTCACCCCTTTCGCCACGCTCGCCCTTTGGGCCTTGCTCACCTTTTTCACCCTTTTCGCCGTTTTCGCCTGCATCGCCTTTATCTCCTTTTTCACCTTTTTCGCCTTGAACGCCCTGTTCACCCTTGTCGCCGGGCCAACCTGTATATCCACTTTCTCCACGCTCGCCTTGTTCGCCCCTTTCGCCACGCTCGCCCCGTAACCCCTGTTGTCCAACCTTGGGCACAATAGCCGCAATTTCAGACAGTACAGTAGCCAAACCCTTGCGGAATTCTTTGAACTGGGATTCCGTAATGTACACAGGTGTGGGCGGTGGAGGCACAAACTCTTCACCTTCAGTAATCACTACAGTTTTTGGCAGCGGTTCCACCCACTCAAACAAGGTGTTCACCACACCCAAATCAGCAGACAGCACCACAGCACGACCGTTGGGATCAATAAAGCAGTGTTCGCCAATACCGTCACCAATCTTCAAAATATACGGATCGTGTGCAACCGCTTCGGTTTGTGAAATATATGTAAACCGATCACCAATCTTGTAGTCTGTGCCCTTGACACGGTGAGTCAGGGTAAACTGTGAACCAAAGCCATAACGCCCCTCCGAAAACGGTAGAGGCTTTGTTGGCTCTTGCGAGTCTTTTGGTTGTGAGAATCGCTTGAACTGTTCCATCCTACTATGTAGGGAGTGTGGTTAGTGCTTTCCAAGAGTGGGGAAACAGGGGAGCAATAATTTGAGAAATTGCTTGGGCGTACTGCTGGACTTCCCATTGTGCGTGTGCGTCAACCCGTTGTGCGTAGATTCGGGCGTATGCAGACAGCGAACCTGTCCACCACCACTCTGTATAGGTTCCCTGTGGCAGAACCGCTCGTGCCTGTTCAGGAGCAACTCCGCGAGCCAACAACCGGTTGTATGCGTCAAGTGCTTCCAGTACTACACGATTAAACATCACATCCATTTCATCCACCAACATGGGATCGTCAACAAAATCGCTGCTGCCCTGCTTGGCTCCATCGGTGGGTGCTGCTCGCCAATCAGGGGTGTAGAACTGTGGTTCGTCTGTGACATACCGACGAGACACTTCGTTTTCCACCATGCCTACCTTGTGCTTGAACAGTTGTGTACGCACAAAGACGGGAGCCTTGATCCGCAGCGTGATTTGTGGATGGGCAAAAGGAGTCCAGTGCTTGTGTTTAGCCAAATACGCAATCAGCCGCTCATCCTTTTGTGGCAACACACGCAGTTCGTTTTCGTCAAATCTAGAACCACTATCGGTTAGTCTCTTTTTTGCGGCTTCGTCTACTCCCCAATCACTCTCTTTGTTGAAAGACACACGGGCAGCGTTCACAACAGTAAGATCACTACCCATGTGATCCACATATTCCACATGACCACAGTTTAGCACAGAGTAAAAGGTTTCACTCGGTTTCATCGGTGTCTCCAAACCAGCCGTCAGTCATGTCTTCGTCGGTGATTTCGTGGTTGTTTTCGCTGATGTCTTCGCCACCCACTTCTTCCAACTCAAACCCTTCAAGTTCAACACCTGTCAGGTCTTCAGCGTACTCAACCGCTCGCTTGTACAGTTCAGGATTGGTGTTCTTCAGGTATTCAACAATTGCAAAAGCATAAGCCACCACGGGGTGCTTGAAACTGTGACCGTCTTCGTGTTCTTCTTCGCTCATGTGGTGCTCCTAGACTCTAGTTCTTGAATTTTAGCCTTTAGGGTTTTGATTTCTTCAGCCGCAAGAATCATACACTCTTGCACTTCTCTCCAAAAAGAAAACATCTGACACATTGAAACTGCTTCAACTCTTTGGAGAATTGGCATATTTGCTATACGATTTGCTAGCAATTTGCCAACCTCGTCGTTACACCAAGAGTTTATTGGGTTTATTTCATATTGATTCATATTAAATCCTTTTCCATTGGCTCCATTTCAGTCGCGCTTCCATACCACTACACGAGTATCTATCAATGTCTGCTTGCAGTTCTTGTGGAGACTTGCCTGAAAGCACCATGTCATTAATATCTTTTTCTAGTACTCCAGAACCCCACACGCAGACTGTGTAGCCTGCTTCAATGGCTTCTCGCGTGGCTTGCACAATTTCTCGGTTACGAGGCTCGTTGTCCAAAACAACAACCACATCATTGAAACGCTTAACCACATCTCCCAACTCACTGCCAGCGAAAGCAATGCCGTTATCCAAAAATACAGAGTCAATCGGGCCTTCAGTAGCGTAAACTCGTTGTGAGTAGTCAACAGTATCGCCTCCGAAAAACATTCTGCCGTCCTTGACAAATTTCACAGTAATGTACCGTATGGCGTTCTTTGAGCCTCCAACGGCTCGCCCTTGTACTCCCAACAGTTCACCGCTCTTGTTAAAGAACGGGATGACGATACGCTCGTCATTGGGGACGGTGGTATATGTAGGGTCAATGCCACGCACCCAGTCTCCAAACCCTTCGCAAAAATAGAACCGTTCAGGGCACGGTATCTTTCGCCCTTCACAATACACGCGAGCAGCGTGATCGGATGGCAGGTCTGAAATACGCGGAAGTGTAATATTTATTTTGGGCTTGATGATTGCGGTTTCATCAGGCTTGGGGTAGTTGGAATGCCCGTTCTCACCGTTACGCCACCGCTCAAGTGCGTATTCACGACACAGCACAGGGGCTACAATCTCCAAGAACTTGTAGACGGTGTGCCCAATACCACAGTTGTGGCACTTGTAGTAAAAATCGTTCTTCTTGGGAAAGAAAAAACCACGAGCCTTGTTCTTGTTCTTTTGTGAGTCTCCGCAAAGGGGACACCGACAGTTTGCAAGATCAGCACCCTTCCACTTAAACTTCTGAAGTTGTGGAGACACCAAGTTAATATATTTCTTGTCTGTCAGAATACTCATTTAGAAATTCCAGTCGCTTGCGTCCTTGCTGCCAAACTTCTTGGCAAACTCCTTCTTGCCGTAACCACTTCCAAATCCTTCTTCCTTGGTGCTCTTGGCATCAGTCAGGTCTTCAAACTCTTCCTTCTTGACATCGTAGAACTTCATCTTGGCGTAGTTCAAGCCCACAATAAACTTCTTGTTTGCAGCCTTGGTGTTGTAGCGGTTCTTTAACTGCTTCACCATGATCTGCCCTGCCTTTTCCAATTCTTCAGTTGTAATAAGTGCTGCCATAAAGTCTGCGGTATGGGGCAGACCAAACGACTCTGAAGTATCGGTGAGTTCCACATCACTGGATGAAAATCCTGAACGGTTCACCTGTGTGGCTGTAAAGATGGGCACATTTCTTTCCATTGCAAGCCCACGCAACTCTTCTGCAATAGCCTTGATGTAACTGTACGAATTCACATTGTTTCCACCGCTCTTGAGACGAGCAGACGAGCAGATGTTGATGTAATCAATAAACACAATATCAGGGGTGAATCCCTTCTTGAGTTTTAGTTCATCCATCAGCACACGGAAGTGGTTGGCATTAGCCACCGAAGTGGGATACTCCTTGATGATGAGTTTGCCGTTCACGCCCCGCGTGGACGCTTGCAACCGCTTCTCGTACATATCAAGAGGCAGATCGTGGAGTTCATCCATCGTGATGTCCATGATGTTTGCGTCAATGCGTTCTGCAATACGCTCTTCTGCCATTTCCAGCGTGATGTACAGCACATTCTTGTTCTGCATGAGACAACACGCTGCGTGGTGACACATGAACAGCGACTTACCCACGCCTGTGCCTGCCATGACCACATTGAAAGTCTTGGGAGCCACACCACCCTTGGTAATCAAGTTGAACATTTCCAAGTCAAACGGAATCTTGTCTTCTTCACGATGCAGCACTTCGTAACGCTGCTCGTAGTTCTCAAGGTAATCGTGACCAATATTTGTGTCAAAAGAAACCGCAAGTGCCTTGCTCAAAATATCAGGCAGAGCATTGGGTGTACGCACCTTGTCCTTGCCATCAATAATATGAATGGATTCAAGAATGGCATTGTAGATGGCTTTGTCCTTGCAGAACTTTTCTGTGGTGTCCAATAGCCATTGGGTGTCTTGCTTTTCGCTTCTACACACCGCGTCCACAGTTTCCCTGCACCGCTTGATCTCGTCTTCGGTAAGAGCCTTGTCGCCTTCCAAAGAGATAAGGAGGGCTTCCTTGGAGGGAACCCCCTTATACTTCTCAATGAATCCCTTGATCTCACGGAACACCGCACGATCAGGGCGATTGGCAAAGTACTCTTCTTGAAGGAATGGCACAGTCTTCTTGCAGAACTCTTCGTTGTTGATGAGTCCTGCAATAACTGTTTGTTCAATCGTACTCATACAAGCCTGCTTTCTGCTGTTGTATTGTATTTTTCAGAAATATCAATACCAATATATCGTCTTTCCATTTCTTTGGCAACCTTTGTTGTGGTTCCCGTTCCGTTGTATGGGTCTAGTACTATATCATCTTTCTCGGTAAAAGCAAGAACACATCGGTGAACAAGTTCTTCTGGGAAAGTGGCGTTGTGTCCGTGTACATTTTTATTAGGAACAATTCTCCACACACTCAAAAATTTTGCTGCCTCTTTGTTCCAAGTAAATCCTTTGGCTTGCTTTCCTAAAATGTAGATGTCCTCTTCTACACGATAGAACCGCACAGGGTTATATGCTTGCATTCCACACCTGTCCCATGTGATTCTTTGCCTGTATACTGCATTGGTTTTCAGAATCCATTCAATTGGACTTTTTACTTGAAAATTGAATATTCTGTCTTTGTGGTTATAGCAAATGGTTCCTGTGGGTTTCAGAACACGAACCATTTCATTTATGACTGCTACTTGACCTGCCTCATACGCATCGTCCTCTTCTTTGTCAGAGTAATTATCGTAAACGATGTTGGTTCGTTTCCAATAATCTTTTCGGTTTGCTTGAGTTCGGCGATTCCTCCAGTTGTTATACGGAGGAGAAGTAACAATCAAATCTACAGAATTGTCAGGAAAGGTTGCCATAACATCAAGGCAATTCCCATGATAAATTTTGTTGACTTCCACGAGACTAACTCAATTATTCTTCAGTTTCCTCGGTCGGGGTCGGCTCGTCCTTGCCGTAGCAGAACTCCTTGGCAACCGCAACCTCCAACTTGTCCATGACTTCCTTGGTAAAATACTTTTCAGGATTCTTGATGATCTGCGATTCAAACGCAGTCTTGCCGCCACCCACATCAACCTTGGTGGACACCTTCTTGAAAATATCGTACTTGATGGCAATGTCTAGCAGCCCGTAATACGGATTCAGCCCCGTATCAAAGTTCAACTGCACATCCACCATCTTGTTTTCCTTGGTCTTGCGACTCTTGTAGGTCTTGCAATGGATGATGTTGCCCACCACTTCATTGTCCACCTTGTCCTTCTTCTTGGACAGGTAGATAATAGTGGACGCAGCGTACTTTAGTCCTGCACCGCCACCCATTTCCTTGGTTGGCACATACGCACCCACCACATCGTAGGTGTGGTTGGTCATAATCATGGGAATACGAGCGTGCCCCAACTTGATGGTAAGCACACGAAACGCAGCCTTGACCACCTGTGCACGGGTCATGTCACGGGTGTTCTTGCCTTCTGCGGTGTCGTTCATTTCCTTTTCGGTGCTCAACATACCTAGCGAATCCAGTACAATCATCATGCGTGGACGCTTGGCTTCATCGGTTTCCAAATACTTGTCAATGGCTGAAATGCACTGGTGACGGAACTCTTCCACAGTAGCCACAGGCAGAACCGCAACCCGCTGCCGATCAATGCCACGAGACTCTAGCATTTCGCTAGTGATGGACTGCTCGGAATCAAAGTATATCACCATGCTAGACTCGTCTACATTCAGGAATTCACGAACCACATTCAGGGCAAAGTAGGTCTTGCCTGTGGCTTGCTCGCCTGCAAGGGCTACAATCTTGTTGTCAGGCAGACCACCGTACAGCGAACCACTCACCAAAGCGTTGAACGAATACGAGCCTGTGGAAATGTACGATTGGGTATCGCTACCGTCCAGCCCTTCAATTGCAATCTTGCCGTACTTGTTGCCTGATGCCTTTAGAATGTCCTTTAGATTCATTTGCCTAATGCCTTTCGTTGTGTGTCAATAGTTTCCATCTCACCGATGTACTGCTCAATCATAACAGAAGACGACGCTTTGTCAAGCATCAATCTCTTTACTTCATTTTGCAACCACTCCTTCCTCTCACGAAGGAGGTTGCAAAGGTACTGCTTATTTAATTCAATAATTGCCATCTCAAGTAGTCAACTTGAGCGAGGGAATCGCCATCTCCTTGCTAGGAATCACGAGTCCTGAACCAAAAGCACTGCTGAACTCGTTGGCTAGATCGTCCATTGGTTCTGCGGTAAACAGCACGGCATCCTTGGGAATTTCAAAACCCTGATCCTGCTTGATCGAAGCCATCCACGGCACGATGGCAAGGCTAGCACCCTGACCGTTGCGACCGGGAACAGGAATCAACATGCACGGATTCTTTAGATGATATCCAGTAATGTTCTCACCAGTAAACTTTTCAGTCACCTTTGCAATAATCTCTTCACCGCTACGCATCTTCAAAATTAGTGTTGCCATTTGTAAATCTCCATTGTAAGGGGTTATAGTAGAGCACAGTATCTATCAACGAATCAAACGAAAAGCGAGCCTAAAGTATTCTGTTGTTCAGTTTTCCATCCCACAGCATTTGTAATACTGCGGAGCGGTTCAATAAACGATTTGTCAAATTGCATTTGCCAGTCCACATATTTTGTTAGTTCAAATTCTGCGGGCAAGGAATTTGTGAAACCAATCACATGCTCGTGTATAGGATTGGGAGTCTTCAAATAGATAAACTTAATCTTTTCTCCCTCACCAATAATCCTGTACTTCTTGTCCAACTTGTGCTTCCGCACCAAGTGGTTGTGGAGCAGTGCAGCCTTGACCGCAATAGGTGTGGATTTACGATATACGGTTTGTGAGTCCTTGTATTGACCCATTCCGTTTACTGAACGGGGGAATGCCATTGATTCAGGGGGCAATGCCTTGAATTTTTCACGGGTAGTTTTCACAAAATCCTGTAGCGTGGACTCGTCCTTTAGCAGCACCATTTCAATTGCAGTCTTCAGCACCTTACGCACAAACGCAGGAGTGCTGGACCGCGTGGTTTCAATACCCATGATCTTGAACTTGGGAGTCTTGTACTGCACGCCTTCGCTGTTCCACACCGACAACATATACCGCTTCTTGGCAGTCCACACGCCCTTCTGTGCAATTACTTCTCGCCCCATGAACATCTTGTTGGCATACGCATTGGTCACGCTAGCCAACTCTGCAAACTCCTTGTCAATGAACGGTTGCAGCACACGCTCACAGAACTTGTCCAAGAACGGCACAACCTTTTCGGGTTCGGGTTCGGTCTTGAAGCCTTGCCGTACTGCCTGACCAAGTTTCAGATACACGGAATCGGTATCGCTGGCAATCACATAGTCTTCGCCTGTGGTCTTGAAAAGTTTGTTTAGATACCGATTGAGTGCTTCACCGATCCATTGAATACTCAACTGCCCTGACAGGGTGATAGCCTCTGCAAGTGCCACATCAAAGAACCGGAAGTACTCGTTTCCAATGGCTCCGTATGCGGAGTTCAACTGAATCTTTCGCACCATCTGAAAGTTCTTGTACTTGGAAATCTCGTACTCAATGGCTTTGCGCTTGCTTGCGGGAGCATCAGGCGGAAGTGCTTCCAATTCCTTCTGCTTGCCCAACATGAGTTCCTTGTACCGCTTGCGTTCCTCGTACATGATTTCCATGAGTTCAGGCAGGAAGCCGTGACGATCCTTGCGGAACGCTACGCCGTTTGCTGCAACCGACAGATTGTGCGTCTTGGCATCGTTCAAGTATTCAGCAGGATCAATAAATGTCTTGACCACTTCACCACGATTCCTGCTCAAGATGGAATCAGGCGAAACCAAATTTCGCTTCCATATGGGATTGGTGTCTTTGGTTTCAGGTGAAATATTGTACTGCATGATAAGGTGGGGATACAGAGAGTTCAAGTCAAAACTCACCACCCAATCGTGCATTCCCACAAGGGGGTCTTTCACATACGCACCCGCGTACTGTTCCTTCTTTTCTGCTTCACGCTTCTGCGGAACCACCATGCCCTTGCTCATCAAGTGATGGTGAATAATGGCATCCCATGTACGGACTTGGGAGAACACATCTTCAAAGTTTACACGGGCAGAATACGCTAGTGCCACAGCAAGATCAAGTAGTTTTAGTTTCTCTTCCAGTTTGGCAACCAGTTCCACATCCTTGTAGTTGTACTCCATGAACTTTTGAAAGTTCTGTGTGTAGAACTCCTGAAGGGTATCGTACTCGTTATACGAAACCTTTTCCTCACCCAGTTCAACCGAACACACATGGTTCAGGGAGTACGACTCCTGCTTGACATAGGTGAACTTCATGTACAGTTCCAAATAGTCAAGGGTGGAAATACCTGCAATGGTAAACACCTTTTGGTCGCGTCCCATTCGGTTCACGGTCATTTCACGCAACCGCCCCCACGGCGACAGGGCATTGCCCCACTCTTCGGCAATCCAATTCATGCGAGCCACCAAGTACGGAATATCAAAGAAGCGAATATTCCATCCTGTCACAATGTCAGGGTCTTCGTGCTTCCAAATCTCCACGAATCGTCGCAGCAGGCTTTCTTCGTCTGCAAAGCACTCTGCTTCCACGCCTTCAAGAGAGAAGTCTCCAAGCCCAAGCACATAGGTGTTCTTGCCCACAGTCAGCGTGATGGCAATAATGCGTTCGGTGGGCGAATCCACAGACGGGAATCCGCCGTCACACGAAGTCTCAATATCCAAGAAGGCTACACGCAGACGGGAGAAATCGTACTCCACTTCGTGTGGAAACTCTTTATACAAGTACTGATATACGAAACCTGTGTTGCCGTACACCTCAAAGTTGCTGACATCCTTGTACTTGTCAATGAATTCACGAGCGTCATTCACGCTTTCAAAGTCTATGGGTTCCACGGGGTTGCCGTAGATGGTTGTTAGCCCTGTGGGCTGCTTGGACTTGATATACAGCGTTGGGCAGAACGGAACCGCTTCGTGTACACGACACCCGTTTCGCCATCCGCGATACAGCACATTCTTGCCACGAAGATCAACGCTTGTATAGAAGTCCATTATCTCTCCACCATTGCGATCCAGTCCTGATGCACCAAGTCCTTGCCATCATACCCGCGACCAAGGTTCTTTGTCAAGTCCCACATCACCTTGTCGCCTATTTTAATGTCCTCGGTCAGATCAGGGCTGATATCCACAACTTCACCCCAAACCATTTTACAAGTAACCTTTTCGTTATAAATGATTCCCGCTTCGGTGGTTTTTTGCCCACCCAGTTTGGTTGCGACTAGTACCCATTTTCCGATTGGCTTTAGTTTCTTTTTCATTCAAATACTCCTTCTAAAGTATTAGGGACTTCTTGAGCAATTCGTGCTTCTGCCAGTTTCACATATTCAGGATTTAGTTCTGTGCCGATATAGTTTCGTCCGTGAGTCAATGCCACCACAGCAGTTGTGCCGCTGCCTGTGAACGGATCAAACACCGTACACGGAGTTATTGTGGCATTTTCGCAAGTGCATGATGGAACCCATCCGATAGTTTTAGAATGGCAAACTGGGCCTCTTCTAATATCTTTGGTTTCTCCACCACCTTGTAGGTTTTTTCCGTTCTTTCCTTCTGGCAGATTACCGCTTCTTCCACTACCACTTTCAAATGTTCTTTTTATTTCTACCTCTCTGCTCCAAGGTCTACCACACTTTGAACAGCATCCGTGTTCGCTAGTTCCTGCCAGTACACACGGTTGGATCAAGTCCTTTGGGTAAGTGGCAAAGTGTGCGCCCTTGTACGCCTTGGTAGTCACCGTCCACACCGAACGCTTGTTTCGCTTGCCGTCTGCCGCCCACACCCGATCAGGTTCTAGTGCAGGATCGCGTGCGCCCTTGTCTTGCGGTTGTGTGCGGTTCTTGTTGCCCGGTGCGTGTGGCTTGCCCACAGCGTCTTCCTTGACAGCCTCGTGATCGTAGTAGTACTTGGGCTGTTTGGTCAACATGAAAATGTACTCATGCGACTTGGTGCAGCGGTCGGTCACACTCTCGGGCATGGGATTGGGCTTGTTCCAAATAATGTCTTGACGCAAATACCATCCGTCAGCCTGTAGAGCAAGAGCCACTCGCCACGGAATACCAATCAAGTCCTTGTGCTTTAGCCCTTCACGCTTGGCTCCTGCCTTGCCCTTTTGGCTCACACCCTTGTAGCCGTCAGCGTACTTGACCTTGCCGTATGCAGGAGTGTCTTCACCCATCTTACGCAACTGCTCCATGCCTCCGCTTGTGGTGGCATACGAATCGCCAAGGTTTAGCCATAGCGTACCGTCATCCCGAAGAATACGACGAGCCTCGCGGAACACCTCCACCATTTTCTGTACATACTGGTCAGGGGTTTCTTCGCCACCAATCTCTGCATCACCACCGTCGTAATCACGAAGCCCGTAGTACGGGGGTGAAGTAATAATGGTTTGAACGCAGCCATCGGGCAGCGTCTTCATGCCCTCAATGCAGTCGCCAAGAATGATGCGGTGTGTGTTCATAATAGATTTAAGAAATGAGAAAGTCCATAATAAGGAGAGTATAGATCATCTGGAATGTCCCAGCATAAACAATTTTCCCATAATTCGTTTTTGTAAAATACTACTCCCGACTCCGAAAGTTTGTTTAGGTTTATCAAACACCATGTTCCGTACATCAAGCGAACAGAAAAAACATATGTGGTGTAGTTTGTTTGCTTTAGTGCTGTATCAACTTTATGTTTCTTGATATGGCATTTTCCCGTATGTGTACCGCATTGGACTTCTACCATTATCTTTTTATCTTGATTTATCAGATCAGCATCACCTTGTCTCTTAAATGATTTCCAATTAGAGATATCGTCTTTTCCATTGCGATTCAAGCCATCTATCATCAACTGTTCACATATGAATGGGACAAACACCTTTTCACAAATGTATCCTTGCATCCAATTGTAATATACATCTTCAATTGATCTTCCATTATTATTCATTTTGAGCAATAGACCATTGGATCTTATGCTTTCGTATGTACTTTGTATATCTTGTGCTATATCTCCATTATATTGAACTGGAAGAGTCTTATTGATTGTAGAAAAAATTGTCTTTAGTCTTTCATTTCTTTCTTCTACTAGTTTCCAATTAGGAGAAATGATATCTTTTGCAGTCAACCACTTACGGAGTAATTGTTGATTTTTAAATCCCATAGATTTTAAATATGGATTCTTCACATAATATCCCCGTAGAACTTACCACGCACAAAGAAGTTTTCTTCATGCTGCTCAAAGCCAAAGCACTCTCTAGCATACTCCAAGATGATACCCTTGTCAAACTTGTTGCACGAGTACACATCAAGCGTAATAAATCGCTTTGGTTCCATTGAGTGGATTTGGATGCCGCTCTCAATGAGTGGAACCCAACCGCTCACCCCTGCCTTGTCAGGATACAGTTCTGTGCCGTGGTTGGTTGGGCCGTGCATCACCACAGGTTGGCTCATGCGGGTCATGCCAATTTTGTCCACAACCCGCTCAAGAAAGCGGTAGTGGAGTTCCAAGTCATCGGCTGCTCCAACGCGACAACTGTACATGTCCAAGTAGTACGAATATCCGAATGGCTTGTTTGTGTCTGCTGTGCTATCAGCAGAGGTGGTCTTGTAGGGTTCCATTATTTTGTTCTCCAAGTTTTTGAAATGCTGATTCCAACAATAGTAATTGAGACTTCCAATCGTCTATCCATCGGTACATGGCATCGCGGATAAACTGGTGGGGATTGGCGTTTGCAATTTCAATAACATGCGGTATGGACTCTCGCATGGCTACAAACTCTGCTTCCTCTTTGGTTGAGAAGTAACCGACATATTTAACCACCCCAATATTTTTCCGACCACGCCAAGGTCTTTTAGGGCATTGGTGTATACGAGAAACACTTCCTAGTTTAGTTGAATGTGGGCGAAAAATAAGATTCTCCCGACCAGTCAAAAAGCAACAGGTATCAGAACCGTAAACCTTGTTGCCCTTTACCAACAGGTCTTTGTCAATCTGAAGGTCTTGCCAATTGTTTTGAGGTTGGCTATTCAACCATTCATTAAACTTTGAACGGTAAATCCAATCGGGGCAAACCGTGACTCCTTTGTATGCTACAAATCTATACCCATCTTGGCGGTAACATCTTCTAAGAATATCCTTCCATATAGCATATTTTGGACAGTTCCACCGTTTGCCGTTCACTATCCCCCTAGTGGGTTCATTCGGTAGGTCATTGATACCTACCCCAAAAATCAAATGATTGTTACCTTTGTACTTGCTAGCCATTTAGTCACTCCAATTCTTGTGCTTGTTTTTCTTTGTTATCCTCTCGCCATTTTTTCTTATCAAACATATCACTTCCCCCTTTCCTTTGGATACGGTTTGGGTGGATTGCGAGTAGTAAACTCCCGTCTCAACTTTTTAGTTTCGGCTTTGGTTGCACCCAACACAAAAGCGTACTTGTGCTTGCTGGGCATCTGAATCTTTTGGGATTCGCTCTGCTTCTTTTTGCTGTGGGCACGGAGTTGTGCTTCCACTTCCGCAGGCACATTCTCCCACAGCATACGCTGATCGTTGTTCCAATCTCGCTCCCACTTGATGCCCAACTCTTTGGCGTATTTCTTGTACGCACTACGCACACGGAAGAATCGGTCGCTCACAACCCTGCCTGTGTACGGATTGATATACCGTGTGGTGGTTCCCGACTCTTGCCCCAAGTAGTACCAGTTACACGCTTGGTAAATGGTTCCCAACTCTTTTGCGGTGGGGTCAGAGTACGCGGTAAACAAGCGGTACTGTGTGTGCTTTACCATCCACCCGCAGCACCACATTAGAAACGAACTTGCAAGATTCTTGGGACTCCATGACACACACGCACCACGACTCACCAACCGCTCAATGGTTTTGGTGTCTTCGCCAAGCAGTTTGGAAAATGCGTTGGGCATATTCATCAGAATCACCCCTGCCATGATGTCTTTGCCTACCAACCCCTGATGGGGATCGTGGTAATACGCACCAAACCAATGGGTAGTGTACTGTGACAGGTTTCCCAACCACTCGTGCCGCTTGATAAACGCTACTGCTTCCGCACGATCTTCAGGAGTATCCAACGGACGGAATACAAAATCAGAAACCCGAAGTGCCTGTGCAGCAGTTTCGGTTAGACATGCGGCTTGTAGATCGTCTTCGCGGTTACGGAGACGAATATCGTACTGCCAACAGTGGTCTTTGTTGTATTCCCGTAGGCACGGGTTTTCTGTTTCTGCTTCCATTACATGGTCACTTTAGTGCTTGTTTGATTCTATCCCAATACTTTAGAGTCTTTGGGTTCTTGTACCCACGAGGGCCACCGTTGTGGATGCGAGCCAACTGCTCCATACCCGCACCCTGTGGCGCGTACCGACACCAATACGCCCACACAATCCGCTCTGCGTAGTCCTTACGCATACAGTCGCGGTACACGCCACCAATAGACGGATCGTACTCCACAGCGTCTTGCCAATACGAGTACCAAATCTGATAGGGACCAATCGCCTTGCCCCCGTCACCAACCAATACCTTGCCACGCGAGGACTCCACGGTGTACATGGCATCCAACAGGCGGTTGGTGGGAACAGTAGGCGGAACGCTTAAAACAGCACTCATAATTACAGCAGCAATCACGCGAGAATCCTTTCACGGCATTCAAGTAGTGCCAAGTCTTTGGCTTTGGCTTCAAGCATGACATCGTACTCACGCACGGTGTCAAGAAGTGGTATCTCTCCCTGTATGTAGTCTGAATGGGCTTGGGGACGCGCACCATCACGAGATTCCGAATAATGCACTTTAGGAATTTCACAGAACCCGTCCCAAGTACTGAATGCCATCTTGGCAGCGTCTTCAACGCTTTCCCGCTGACAGAAGCGGTGGTGATGCACATCCAACACCAACTTCAAGCGGTCACAACGCGACCACAGGATTTCGTACAGATCGCTCATGCTCCACATGGACGGCTTGTCATCGTTCTCCACAGTCAGGCGGTTCTGCACACGGGCAGGCAACCGATTGAACCGATCCACAAACCGTTTAGCCGCATCAGTCTTTTCACCGTAAGTGCCACCCACATGAATATTAATGGCAAACTCGTCACCGTAACCCAACAAGTCCGCAAGCAGCGAGTGCATCTCTAAACACAGAATGCTCTTGTCTGCTATGTCGTGATCGGGTGAAGCCAAGCAGGTATAAGGGCCGGGATGACACGACAGCCTCATGCCTTGGCTCTTGGCGTACTGCCCTGCGGCAGCAAGGTTAGCCACGACCGCTTCGTGGTGGTGTGTGTCCAAATCGTGCAGCCCGTACTGTAGTGTGGGGTGATCCATGAACGGAAACACACCGCTCCCAATACGGAAGAACCGAATTCCATTTGCGGCATTCCATTGCAGAATAGGCAAAAGGTCTTCGGTATTGCGAACGGCAAGTTCACCCGCCCGCCCAAGCGTAAATCTGTCCATACGAAGTGTGCGGTCGGTAAAGTACCGATCCTTGGGCTTGCGTCCCCGTGCAAGGGACAGGTTTTGACAGGCGTAGCCGAGGTGGCGAATCATACCCCTAGTATACACCACCCTATATTTGTGTCAAGCCGTTATTGCGGTCTTTCAATATTATAATTGGCGTTTTCATTTTTTAAATTGTAATAATACGAGTCATCGTCTCCCTCAATCACCCAACGGTCACTGGCGGCTTCGCATCGGAACACTTTATCGTCAACTTTAAAGTCTGGATTTGTGGGGAAAGGAGTAGTAACAAACGACATGTGTTTCCAAAATATTCTATTATTTGGTTGTAGCGTGTAGCAGCCGTTATCCAACCGTAACATGTGTAAACACTTGTACTGTGTTGGTTCGTCGCTGTACGGATTGCCGTACCAATCAAAAGACATCATGTATTCGCCCCACAGTTCTTGTTTATCTTTCAAAACTGTTTTCACCCTTGAGGCTTTAAGATAATCGTAAACAACCGCTGTGCAGTTCACAGAAAAACAGTCCCACAACTGCAAGTAGTCCAACGGCATTTGTGGTGCGGTTTGTTTGTGACACAACATGTGAATGGGAACTCTGCTTCGGACAAGCCCATCATCGGTTAGAACATGAAACAGTAGTGCCCTGTCGGGATTTGATTGGGCAGCAAAAGCAGTAACCTTCACAAATTCACCAATGTGATGCTTGTGTTGGTACATATGCTCTTTTCTCATGTAGCAATAAAAATGTGGTATGTTTATGTTAAGCACGGTTATTCTTAATTACTTTCGGAGTCCTTGTCTTTCAAGTACGCAGCCAGCAGCACCATGTAATTTATCACATCCACACAGGTGTCCATGAACGAC